CGGGCGGCGGCGAGGCGGGCCTCGCGGCGGTGCGGGCGAAGTACCCCGAGCTCATCGCGCGCGAGATCTCCGAGCAGGACCGGGCCCGGGCGGCGAAGGAGGGCAAGACCAAGGGCCTGCTCTCGCTCGAGATCCTGCCCAACGAGCCCCAGCCGGCGGTGGTCTACACGAACCTGCAGGGCGCGAAGGGCCAGGACATCCGGCTCGGCGTGGACACCGACGGCGGCGCCTGGCTCACGAAGAAGGAGGTCCTCGACGCGATGCTCGAGGCCGACCCGCGCATCGTGTCGGTGTACTCGAGCGGCTACTACGCCGCGCCGCCGCCGCACCCGCTCTCCCGGCGGGCGATCATCAACGTGACGGTGTCCGGCTGGCACCCCATCGGCGAGACGCTCTCCCGCCTGAAGTACGCCGAGGCCGCGCGCGCGAACGGGTGGAACGTCATCCTGCGCGAGGTGACGGCCGACCCCGAGGTGCACGGCGAGGCGAAGGCCTCGGTCTACAACCGGCTGCACGAGGCCCTGCTGCACACCGACTTCTTCCTGATGCAGCAGCCGCTGCACGAGGGGAAGAAGCACGGGAAGGAGCTGTGGGGCCTGCCGGGCTGCTGCATCGGCTCCAAGAAGAACGCGCACAAGTGCGACCAGTGCGAGGTGACCGAGGGCCTCGGGAACCGCTTCCAGGCGTTCTGGGGCATCGCCGAGGACGGCCAGCCCACCGAGAAGGTCCTGCCCGACGTGGCCGACTACCGGGCCCTGCAGCTGCGCGACCTGCAGCGCGGGAAGCGCGGGCCCATCGGCGACCTGAAGGGCACCATCACGTACACCGGCCCGCTGGCCGAGGGCGGCGCGCCGCCGCCGGTGCCCCTCGTCACCATCGGCAAGGGGACGATGAAGCTGCGCCAGGAGGACGGCCCGCGCCGGCCGCCGCTCCACCTCGTCACCGGCGAGGAGGCGGCGCCCGACCTCGGTGCGCTCCACCCCCGCGAGGCCTGGGACGCCATCGCCCGCCACGGCGCCGACCCGACCACCCTCACCGACGACCAGCTGCTGGGGCTGCTCGCCTGGAACGATCCGAACGGCGCGTGGAACGACCTCCGCTCCATGCCGCGGAAGCAGGAGGAGTTCCGCCAGGCCCTCGCCGCGCTCGCGAAGGACGCCGGCGTCCGCGAGCTGAAGCCCGAGGACCTCGAAGAGATCGCGGCGATGGAGGACGAGGACTACCCGGCCGACGTGCGCAAGCGCGCGGCCGAGCTGGACGAGGGCCTCGCCAAGGAGGTGAGCTGGCTGGAGAGCGAGTTCCGCCACCCGCCCGCCCGCGCCGAGATCCTCGAGGTGCTGCAGGAGGAGATGAAGGCGAACGAGCCGGTGCCCGAGGCGGAGCGCGTGCCCGAGGGCCCGCCGGTCCCGCGCATCGGGGCGGACCACGTGCCCCTCACCCTCGAGGTGCGCCGGGCCCGCCCGGTCGAGAAGACCGCCGCCCTGGTGCAGGACGGCACCAACGGGGAGGTGATGAAGCGGATCATTCCGCTCATGGCGGCGGACTGGCCCGGCCGGGTGGACCCGGGGCCGATGGGGATGATCGGCCTCCTCGCCAGCAAGGAGTTCCAGGGGGTGCTGAACGCGACGGCCTGGGGCGTGCGCGTCGAGTCGCTCGAGCAGACGAAGCGGAAGAAGACGAGGACCCAGTACTTCATCTCGACCACCGGCCAAGGGGTGAAGGACCGGGCCGCGAGCCTCGTCCTCGAGGTGAAGGGCGACGAGCTCGTCGTCACCATGGTGGGCGTCAACAAGCCCAAGGCCTTCGAGGTGGACGCCACCACCTCCCCGGTGGGCCGGGCCGCGCTCGAGGAGGGGATGCGCGGGCTCGTCTCCGCCGCCTGGACGCTGGCCGACGACCAGGGGCTCACGCTCAAGGTCGAGCCCGCGCCGGCAGGCATGACCGACGCAGAGATGGCGGGCATCCCGCTCGAGCACCAGAAGAGCATCGCGGTGGCGCGCCGGGCCGAGCGGCTCATCCGCGCGAACCTCGAGGCGGTGCTCGCCACCCAGGCGAAGGAGGCCGCCCGGCCCGACGCCAAGGTGACCCGGCTCCGCCAGGGCGGGCTGGAGGGCGACCAGATCGCCCGCTACGCGAAGCTCGGGCTCGGCACCAAGGACTTCGCGGACCAGCGCTACCCGCACACCATCGGCGTGCTGGTGACCTTCCGCGACGGCACCACGCACTTCGACGCGGTCAAGGGGCTCAACGCGGGGCACGCCCTCGCGCGCGCGGCCGCCAACTGGTCCGACGCGCGGCGCATCGAGATCGTCACCCCCACCACCCTCGAGGCCGGCGGCGCCCGCGGCGAGATCGAGTTCACCATCCCCGACTCCCCCGAGGCGCCGGTGCGCTTCGACATGACCCTGCTCAAGTACGCCAACGAGAGCACCGGGGCGCACGAGATCGGGCACTGGATGGGCCTCGTGCTGGGGCAGGTGGCGGAGCAGGCCGGGGCCACCGAGAAGCACAAGGAGCTCTACCGGACCGCCCTCGACTTCATGGGCTACAAGGACCACGCCCAGCGGATCTCCGAGCTGAACGAGCGCAAGGTCCTCGAGGACCGGATCGCCGCGGGCGAGACGCTCTCCCCGGCCGAGGAGGAGCGCCGGAAGGCGATCGAGGCGAAGGAGGAGAGGTTCTCCCACGGCTTCGAGATCTTCCTGGCCGAGGGGAAGGCGCCCTCGCCCCAGCTGCGCGGCGTGTTCGCGGCCTTCACCCTCTGGATGAAGAAGCTGTACCGGAACCTGCAGGGGGTGGCCGGCGCCTACAAGGCGCGCTACGGCGAGGACCTCGTCCTCTCCCCCGAGGTGCGCCGGATGTTCGACCGGCTGCTGGTGGCGGAGGAGGCGGCGGCCGAGGCCGACCTGGAGCTCGGGGGCGGCGAGTTCAAGCTGCCCGACGAGACGCCGGCGGAGAAGGAGCAGATCGAGCGCGCCCGCGCGGCGGAGCGCGAGGAGCACGAGCAGGAGGTCCTGCGGCTCCTCACCGAGGACGAGGCCCGGGCCCGCTCCGAGCACATGACCGAGGAGCGCGAGCGCTTCCGGGTCGAGGTGGAGGGCGAGCTTGACCGGAGCCCCACCTACCGCGCCCTGCGCTTCCTGCGCGACGGCGAGGTGCCCGAGGGGCAGACCCCGCCCCCCGGCCTGACCACCCCCGACGGCAAGCCGCGCCGGCTCGATCGCGCCGAGCTGCTCACCCGGTACTCCCCGGAGTTCGTGCGCTCCCTGCCGCCCCGCGTCACGCAGCGGGAGGGCGGCGTGCCCGCCGACCTGGTGGCCGAGGCCTTCGGCTTCGCCACCGGCGACGACCTCGTGAAGGCGCTGCAGGAGGCCCCCTCCCGCGAGCGCTTCGTGGCCGGCGAGGTGCAGCGCCGGATGGAGGACCTCTACGGCCGGGCCCTGGTCGAGGACCCCCAGCGGCTGGCGGAGAAGGCCCTCGAGGCGGCGCACACCGCGAAGCGGGTGGAGCAGATCGTCACCGGGATGCGGATCATGGCGCGCCGGCTCGCCCCCGAGCTGAACGCCCGCTTCCGCGCGGTGGACACCGAGCTGCTGCAGAAGAAGGCCGACGCCCTCATGCGGACGTCGAAGGTGGGGGAGATCTCCGCCGCGAAGGAGCTGCGCTCGGAGCGGTCCGCCGGCCGTCGCGCGGTGGAGCTCGCCGCGGCCGGGCGCATCCAGGCCGCCTACGACGCGCGCGAGGCGCAGCTCTGGCACCACCTGCTTTGGCGCTCCGCCCGCGACGCGGAGGAGCGCTCCGAGAAGATGCAGGCCACCCTGCGGAAGTACACCACCGATCAGGAGCGGGCGAAGCTGGGGATGGTCCCGGGCGACTACCTGGCCCGGGTGGACGATCTGCTCGACTCCATCGAGTTCCGCGAGGGCGTGTCGCGCGCGGCGGTGGCGCGCCGGCGGGAGTACCTCGAGGCCTCCGGCGGCAACCGGACCGTGGCGGCCACCTTCGCCGCCTGGCTCGAGGAGCAGCGGGCCCTGAACCGCGACGCGGTCATCCCGCCCCGGCTGCTCGAGAACCTCGACCGGACCCGGCACTGGAAGGACCTGACGCTGGCGGAGCTGGAGGACCTCACCAACGCGGTGACCAACATCGCGCACCTCGCGCACACCAAGGACAAGCTGCTCGGCGCGAAGGACAAGAGGGAGAAGGTCGCGGTGCTGAAGGAGATGTACGACCGCGCGATCGAGACGTTCGGGCTCGACCCGACCATCGTGGACAGGAACACCCTCTCCTTCAAGAAGCGGGCGATCCGGCTCATCAAGAAGGCGGAGGCCGGGGTCATCCGTCCCGAGGAGCTGATCATCGGGCTCGACGGCGGCCGCGAGGACGGGCCGTTCCACCAGTACCTCTACCAGCCGATCACCGACGCTCACGCGAAGTGGCAGGACCTGGCCGAGCGCATCCAGAAGCCCATCGTGGCGGAGCTGGAGGCGCTCCCCCTCGAGACGAAGCTCTACCTGCGCCGGCACCGCTTCACCGTGAACGGCCAGCCCTACACCATGGAGGCCGCGCTGGCGGTCGCCTTCAACTGGGGCAATGCGAGCAATCGGCAGAAGACGGTCGAGGGCTGGACGTCCAATGAGTCGATTGTCCGGCAGGGCATCAAGCCGTGGGAGGGCGAGAAGACCGCCGAGGAGTTCCTGAAGCAGGTCGACGCCAAGCCCGAGCTGTGGGCGCTGGTGCAGCGGGTCTGGAAGGGCTTCGACTCCCACCACGACGAGCAGGGCAACCTCGTGGCCCCCGGCACCCCGGGCGCGATCTCGCTGTGGGAGGAGGCGGCCGACCTCGAGCGGCGGCTGACCGGGCTCGCCCCGCCGAAGATCGAGCCGCAGGCCTTCGAGCGCGTCCTCGCCGACGGCACCCGCCTGAAACTCGAGGGCGGGTACTACCCGATGGTCTACGACAAGCGCTTCTCGAAGCAGGGGGCCACCGCGGCGGAGAAGGACGGCGAGCTGCCCACCCTGTTCCAGAAGGGCTCGGAGCGCGCCATCACCCCGCACGGCCACCTGGTCGAGCGCATCGAGTCCTTCCGCGCGCCGGTGGAGCTCTCGCTGGTCGGGCTGTTCCGCCACCTCTCGCACGCGACCAAGGACATCGCGATGCGCGAGGCGCTCATCTCGGTGCACAGCCTCATCACCGACCAGCGCTTCCGCGACCTCATCCAGGTGACGGCCGGCGAGGACTCGCTGAAGGTGCTCGACCGGTGGATCGTGGACACCGCCAACGACCTCGTGATCCCCGACGGCGGGGAGGGCATCTACCTGCAGACGCTCAACGCCACGCGGCGCGGGCTGACCGCCTCGATCTTCGTCGCCAACGCGGGGCAGGCCCTGCAGAACCTGGCCGGCTTCGGCAACGTGCTGAACAAGGTCGACGCCAAGTACCTGTGGAAGGGCGTCCAGCTCATGGCGGAGAACCGCCGGGCGCAGATCGAGTTCGTGAACCGGCTCTCCGGCGAGATGCGCCACCGGACCAAGACCTTCGACCGCGACGTGAAGGACCAGCTCCACCAGCTACTGGGGAAGCACGGCAGTCTCGCGCGCGCGAAGGAGGTGGGGCTCTGGGCGCTGCAGGCCACCGACATGACGGTGGCCTATCCGACCTGGCTCGGCGCCTACCACATGGCGCTCGACGGGAAGGTCGAGGGGGTGGGCTCGACGCAGGAGGAGGCGGTCCGGCACGCCGACATGACGGTGCGGCGGACGCTCTCCTCCGGCGCCACCAAGGATCTTCCCGCCCTGATGCGCAGCCCGCAGGGCAAGATGATCACCATGTTCTACGGCTTCGCCTCGGCGCAGCTGAACCAGGTGATCGGCGCCGGCACGAAGGCGCGGGTCGAGTGGAACGACGGCCAGAAGTACAAGGCCACCCGCACCATGTCGCGGATCTGGTTCACGGTGGTGGGCGGCGCGATCCTGGCCGAGCTGCTGACCGGGCGCGGCCCCTCGGACTACGACGACGACGGGAGGGTCACCGCGGCGGACTGGTCGAAGTGGATGGCGCTCCGCGCCACGCTCGCCCCGTTCACCCTCATCCCGCTGGTGGGGACGGTCGCGCGGGCGACCGAGTCGGGGCGCGACGCCTCGCTGATGCCCTACCAGTCGGTCTTCACCGACGCGGCCCGGGTGGCGCGCGCCGGCTGGAAGACCGGCCTCGCGGTGGTGACGCAGGACGAGCCGCTCGAGGAGCTCGGGAACCTCGGCCGGACCATGGCCCGGGCCTCCTACACGATCCTGCCCGGCGGCGCGCAGGCCCGCGCCTCGGTGGGCTACTGGACCGACGAGAACCGCAACCCGCTGAAGGACAGCCCGGTGGAGCAGGTGCTGGGGACGACGTTCGGCAAGAAGCGCGAAGGCCGCCTCTCGACGGCCCTCTTCGGAGAGGAATGACCATGAGGAAGACGATCGCCGCTGTGCTCGTGCTGGCCTTCGCGGCGTGCGCCGCGCCGGCCCGCGCCACCGTTCCCTCCACCGCCAGCTCGGTGGGCCCGTACAGCTGCACCGGCGCCGACGGCGCGGCCTTCACGGTGCCCTTCCGCTTCCTCGACGCCGGCGACCTCGAGGTGCTGGTCGGCACCGGCAACACCTCGACCAAACTCACCATCACCACCGACTACACGGTGGCGAACACCGGCACGGTGGCGGGCGGGACGGTGACCCTGCCGGTGGGGGCTCGCTGCCCCAGCGGCTCGACCCTCACCGTGAAGCGGACGGTGTCGCTCACGCAGCCGAGCTCGCTGCGATCGCAGCGTCAGTACTCCCCGGGCACAGTGGAGAACGCGCTCGACAAGGCGATGATGGGGCTGCAGCAGGTCGAGCGCGAGACGGGCGGGAACCGCTGGGAGGTGCAGGCCGCCCGCGACGCCGCGCAGGACGCGCTGATCGACCTCGGCGCGAACATCCACGCCACCGACAAGGCTTCCCAGGAGGCCCGCGACGCAGCCCAGGACGTGCTGATCGGACAGGGCGGGGGCGGCGGAGGGGTGATCACGGTCGGGCCCTATGCGGCAACCGGGGCCGATGTGCTGCGCTCGCGCGAGACGCGGGCGGCCGACGACGTGAACTCCCGGGACTACTCGAGCTTCACCACCGCGGTGACGGCCGCGAACACCTCCATGAGCACGCTGGTGGTGCGGGACCTCACCCCCATCACCTCGCTCGTCAACATCACCGCCCCGGTGCGCATCGAGGGCGACGGCGCCTTCCAGATCCTCTCCGGCGGGACGCTCTCCCTGACCGGCCCCCTGGTGGCGCCGATGAAGAAGATCTTCCACCTCGGTGGTGGCGCGGTTAGCCCGCCGACGGGGCTCACCGCTATGCAGGGGTCCACGGCGGGCACGCTGAAGCCCTACTTCGGCCAGTACAACCTGGTGCAGGTCTATCGCTACCGGGTCACCTCAACCAACGCGGTGGGCGAGACGCTGCCCTCGCAGGAGATCACCTCCGAGGTCTACAACCCGCCCTTCGTCGGATCGGCTGGCCCCTCCGCGGACGGTGTGACCGGCACGCTGCTGCCCAGCACCTCCTACCACCACGCCGTCGCAACGCTCGGTCCGTGGGGTGAGTCGCTCGCCATCCCCTACGCCGGGACGTTCGCTGGCTCGACCAACTCCGCCGGCGCGAAGCGCATCGGGGTCTACTTCGACAACAACTCCGGCGTCGCGCCGCTGCCCTCGGGGGCCACGGGCTTCCGCGTCTACCGCCGGCTCGCGACCGGCAGCTACGACGGGACCTATTTCGACGTGCCGCTCACGGTGACGCCGACCGCCGGCACCTGGTTCTACTTCGACGACGTGGGCGGGGTCAGCGGCACCGGGAAGTACCCGCGCTCTTCCGCTAGCGTCACGCTCGCCTGGAACGCGATGCCGAACGCCACCGGGTACAAGGTCTATGGCCGCGGCGTGCCGTTCGTGATGTACGCCATCGGCACCAACCTCACGACCTGGACGGACGACGGCAGCGCGAACCCCGCGCAGTACTTCCCGCCGACCACCGACACCACCGGGGGCGCGCCTGGCGCGCTCGTCTTCCGAGCCAAGGTCCCTGACGTCCACCCCGAGTGGTGGGGCGAGAACCCGTACTCCCCGGCCTCCGTCTGCTCGAACGATCTCGAGGCGAACGCCTGGTATCCCTCCTGCTTCGGCTTCCGGTACAACGGCAGCACCGCCATCGTCGCGAACAAGCCGGTCCAGGCCCCCTCGGTGGACAGCCCGATGTTCACGGGGGTGGGCGACTACCTGAATGCCACCATCGCCAGCGTGACCAAGACGCTGCGCGAGTGGCTTTCGGACGCGCAGGCCCGAATCGCGGTGCTTGAGGCCGCGATCTCGACCTACCCGCAGAGCGTGATGCCGCCCTCGTTCACGCCTAGCGCAGGCACATTCGAGGTCGCTGCCGCCACGATGACTGTCACGCTCTCGGACGCGACGGCCGGCTCGGCCATTTACTACACGACCGATGGTTCGACCCCCACCACCGGCTCGACGCTCTACTCGGCGCCGTTCACGATCGACCGTAATCGCACCGTCAAGGCCCTCGCCACCAAGGCCGGGCTGGCGGACAGCACGGTGGCGACGGCCGCCTATGATCTGCGCCCGGCTGCGCCGGTCTTCGCCCCAGGCAGCGGCACCTACTCCGAAGCCTTCCAGGCGGCCATCACCTCTGCCACGCCCAGCGTCTCGATCCACTACACGACCGATGGTTCAACCCCCACCACCGGCTCGACGCTCTACTCGGCGCCGTTCACGGTGAGCTCCAACCAGACGGTTAAGGCCATCGTCGCAAAGACCGATTGGACCACGACTGCGGTGGCGTCTGCCTCCTACACGATCGCTCCGCTTATTGGGTGGGCCTCGATCTGCTCGGGTGGCGATCCGGTGGGCCATCCTGAGTACCTCGAGCCGACCGATACCGGCGCCAACGTGATCCACGTCTGCGACTGCCAGGCAGGGGCGCAGGTGGGGTGCCAGGCCGGCAACGACGCGAACGTCGGAGGCGCGAACACCAAGGACACCCCGCTGCGATCGTGGAACGCCGCGCAGGCGGCATGGCGCGGGCTGGCGGCCGGCGGAACCGTGGCCCTGTGCAAGGGAGGAAGCTGGATCTCCACCGGCTACGACATCGGCAGCTATACATCGTTCCGCAACACCAACTGCACGGCGGGCTCACCCTGCACGCTTCGTGACTACGCGCCGACGTGGGGTGGCACGGCGAAGCCAGCGATCAAACTCGCGAATGGGCAGGGAGCGCCGTCCTTCTGGCCCAACACCGACGCCGACTCCATCGGAGGCTACCGGATCCTCAACCTGCGCTTTTACCAGGGCAGCGGCGGGACCGAGCTAGCTGCGCTCGGCACGGTCGGCATCCGCGCCGGGAACCGCGTTCACGACGTGGAGATCTGCAACTGCGACATCGACGGCTTCGGGATCGGCATGTACCCAGGCGGCCTCAACGTGGGGATCAGCAACCCCTGCGTCACGACCGACTGGAAGGTCCGAGGCAACCGGATCTTGAATAGCTGCACGCATGGCCTGTATGGCAACTGCTCGGATTGCGACTTCGACGGCAACGAGTGGGACAACAACGGCCATGCTACCTGCGGAAGCACCGTCAACCCTCCGGGCACGGGCGCCGCCTCCTACTGGCCGCTGTGTTCCAACAGCGGGGGCACCACCCACACCGTCTACTTCGACGGTGAGGGGGTGTGCTCGATGGACAACCTGTGGTTCCGCAACAACAAGGTCACCCGCAACGCGATGACCGACGCAGCCGGTCCCTGCACTCCCACCACGCCGGTCTTCACGGGGGTCTGGTACACACAGGCCGCTTCTGCCCTCAAGTTCATCGTGGGCGGCGAGAACGTCATCCTCGAGAACAACCTGATCGACGCCTACCCCAGCCACCCGCTCATGGGGTACACGGCGATCTCCACCAGCGCACAAGGGCTGACGGACCTATTCGGCGGCCTGGTGGTGCGCCGCAACCGACTCGTGGGGGCTGGCTCGCACGCCACGATCAAGATCAACTCCACGCCCAACGCGCTGATCGAGGACAACATCGTCTCCCTCACCTCGGCGGCGGCGGACCCTGACTGGGAGCCGACCTTCCACATCGGAGGGGAGAACGCCACCGTGGCGACCGTGCGCAACAACACGGTCTACATCGCAGGTCCGACCGTGGAGGGCGTGGCTGGCGTCGGCATCTTGCAGTATGCCGGGGCCGGGAGCGTCGTCACCGGTAACTCAGTGACGTTCGCGGAGTCGTCGCCTAACTCGGCGTGCTACTCAATCTCCAACCCCGCAAACGTCTCCTACATGAACAACAACCAGTGCTCGGGGTCGCCCTCCTTCGCGACCACGAACAACACGCGGCGCACGCTCGCGGCCTGGAGGACGGCCTACCCGCAGTTCGACGCGAACTCGATCACGCCTGCGCTCGCGGGCCTGTTCGTGAACGCACCGACCGACCTGACCCCGGCGACGAGCTCTCCGCTCATCGGCGCCGCCAGCGTGGCGACGACATGCACGGTGGGCGGGGTCGCGAACCAGGCCTGCACCTCGCCGGTCGCGATCGGTGATGCGGTCTGGAGCCCGACTGCGGCCTCGAAGACGCGCACCGGGGTGCCCTTCGACATTGGTGCCATGGAGGCTGAAACCTCCTCGGGCGTTACCGTGATCGACTACGGCGGTGGGCGGAAGGTCTACTTCTTCGCGGTTCAGGACACCAACACCATCAACCTGACCGGCATCCAGTGGCCGAGCGGGTCCGGCGGCAACAACCTCGTGGAGATCATCGTCCACGCGCGAGGCTCCAGCTTCGTAGACGGCTCGGGCTTTACTGCCACACTCGGCACCGAGACGTTCACGCCTGTGCTGTGGGGCACCGTCGATAGGGGTTGGGGGACCACCATGCGCAAGGTGGTGTGGACCGGGGACGCGACCGTCAGCGGGTCGATCGTGCTGCCCGCGACGGCCGAGGTGGCGATGGCGTCGGTGGCGGTGCTCCCCGAGGTTTACAACCGAGAGGCCTTGGGGGTGAATGATGGCTGGGGTGCTCCATTCTCTCAGACAGTGATCGGGACCACCACGATGACGCCAGCCACCTCGCCGCCTAGGTGGTGGGTGATGGGCCTCGGGTCGATGAAGGCAGCGGCGGGCGGGACTTTCAACCCGACGCTGACCGGAGTCGGAACGGATCACTTCGAGTCGTGGCACTACGATCGCACCGACGACTACAAGTTCTTCTTCATCGACAAGACGTTCACCACTCCCCCGGTGTCCACCAGAGAGAACGTCACCGCAACCTCGTCCGCAGCCGGGATCTGGGGTAGCTCGACTCTCAGTGTTGAGCTTCCAGCACCGTAGGCTGGAACTGGCCCCGGCGATCCGTCGCCGGGGCCTCTTCTCTCTCCCGTCTTCGCCAAGGAGCAGATCGACATGAGCGCACTCTCCGCAAACGACGCCCCCGTCCTCGAGGTCCGGCTCGACGAGCACGAGCGCCGGATCTCGACGCTCGAGCGCGACGGGCGTCAGGACACGAAGGAGCTGTGGCAGGCCCTAGGCCGGTTGGAGAAGACGGTCGAGGCGACCAAGGGCTGGATGTCCGCCTCGGTGTTCGCGGCCTCGCTGCTCGGCAGCGTGGTGGCGTTCATCGCGATGAAGGTCTTCAAGTAGGAGGACGCCATGGACGCCGAGGCCATGCTGCGGGAACTGACGCGCGACGAGGACCTGCGCCTCACGGTCTACCGCTGCCCGGCCGGGCGGCTCACCATCGGCATCGGCCGGAACCTCGAGGACCGCGGCATCACCGCGGAGGAGGCGCGCTACCTCGCGCGGAACGACATCGCGGCGGTGGCGGCCGAGCTTGACCAGCAGCTGCCGTGGTGGCGCGAGCTCGACGAGGTACGCCAGCGGGTGATCCTGAACATGGCCTTCAACCTCGGGGTGGACGGCCTGCTCCCCGGCGGGAAGAAGCCCGGCTTCCCGCAGACGCTCGAGCTCGTCCGCACCGGGCAGTACCTCGAGGCGGCGCAGGCGATGCTGAAGACGCGATGGGCGAAGCAGGTAGGCGCGCGGGCCCAGCGGCTCGCGCTGATGATGCGAGACGGTGTAGTCCCCTCGGAGTGAAGGAGAGCGGCATGTTCCCGAACCTGTTCAAGGCGTACATCGAAGGCCTCGGCTCGAAGCGGCTCGGCGCGGCGCTGGCTGGCGTGGTGGCCGTGTTCCTCGCGCCGGTGGCGCAGAAGTACCTCGGCCTCCCGTCGGAGGAGCTGCTGCCGGTCCTCGTCGGCATCTCCACCATGGTGATCGGCTTCCTCTTCACCCAGTGGCACCTCGACACGAAGACCGGCGGGGCCACCACCACCGCGCACCGGCTCACCCTCGCGCTCGCGCAGGCCGGCGAGCGGGCCATCCCCGACGGCACCACGGCGGACGCCGTCGCCAAGGCGGTGGTGGCGGCGCTGCAGGCTGGGGCGCTGGAGCCGCCGCCCGCCGAGGTCCCTCCGACCGCGGTGCCGTGATGCCCCCCGAGACGTGGTGGGCGCGGCTGGTTCACGCCCTCGCGCTGGCGTTCTGGCAGGCGTACTTCGACGTGCAGGAGGCCCGCCGCGAGGCGGAGCAGGAGGTCCCCGATGAAGCGGCTCGCGCTCGTGCTGCTCGGTTCCGCGTTGCTGTCGAGCGGCTGCGCGCACAGGCAGGTCATCCCCGACCCGACGGTCCCGCACCAGGTGGCGGAGGAGGCGGAGGTCAAGGTCTGGGCGCGGGCGCCTGACGGGCGGATGGTCCCCACCCCGGT